ACCGCTATATAACAGCCTTGCAATTGCTGGGATGCAACTCCGCAGCGGCAAAGACTGGAGCAGCTTTAGTAACTTTAGTTATTACGCCAAAACCGGACGGACGCTTCCGCTAATGGTTGACTCCAGTGGTGGCGATGTAAACGGTCCAACTGGCATAAGTGTCGATGGCCCCAGTCATTTGTTCCCTGAAATTTTACGCCATTTACTGCGTTCCACGGTATATGGAGCTGGGGCGTTGGTGCCGGAAGCCATGATCGACTGGGACGGCTTCCGCACCGCAGCCAAGGCCTGCCAGGCTAATGGTTGGTTCTTTGATGGCGTGCTATCTGCTCAAACCAACGTGCGCGAATGGGCTTATCAACATGCGCCCTATTTTATGCTGGATTTTGTAATCAAGGGCGGCAAGATTTCACTTGCTCCATCCTATCCAATCGACCCAAGTCAAAACAATGGCTACGCCATCAATTCTGACCGCAAACCCAAAATCAACGCCTTATTTACAGATGGCAACATCATCGAAGACAGTCTGCAGGTTAATTGGTACTCAACTGAGCAACGGTTGGCGCCACAAGTGGTGGTGACATATAGACAGGAAGTTGAAAATGGATTTGCCGAAACCCGCAATGTACTTGTGCGCCTAGTTACGTCCAACGAAACCGTACCAACGGAAGCCGTGGATTTTACTGGTTTCTGCACCAGTATTGAACACGCCAAAACCTATGCCAAGCTGCTGATCCAAGTGCGGGCCAATACGACCCATACCGTCCAGTTCAAAACGTTGCCCGAGGCAGTTGCTTTAGAACCTGGCGCATATTTCAAAATGTTCAGTGCCGCTAGGCATGTAACGTCATTCCAGAATGGGTACGTATTGGACGACGGCAAAGTTGTTACCACCACTAGCCTCAGCGGCCAAACGGTAACCGTTTATTACTGGCGGGCAAAAATGAGCGAAGTTGCATCAGCTTCAATGACGGTAAACGCTGATGGGGTCGTCACCGATCCAAAATTCAATGGTGCGGTATTTACTGTGTACGACCCAGCCGATCAGTATCCTCGCATCTACAAGATAGAATCCATAGCCTATGATGAAGATGGCTTATTGGACATCGGCGCTAGTCATGTCGCTGTAACGCCCAGTGGCTCCATTTCTTACTTAGACTTGGACGACAGTAAATTTGTGATCGAGGTGCAGGCGTGAGTTCCCAGGGGCCTAACTTTCCTGATTTAGTGCCTACAGCACGGTCAATGTCACCTGGCGATTTTGCAAGCAAAGTATTTCGTTCGCAAAACGGGATTGAAGCACGAGTACAGTATGGCAATAAGGCATTTAATAAAACTTTAGATTTAGAATATAGCAATATTACTGATGCTCTAGCAGCATCAATCCACGATCATTATTTAGCTTGTAATGGAACGTTGTATTATTTTTTGTTATTAGAGCAGCCGAAGGCAGGGGCACCTGGCTTTCATAATCCCAGCGGTAAGTTTGTATACGGTCAAGCTTATACCGATGTACCAGGATTTATTGGAACAACGTTTTATTTTGGCTTAGATACAACAAAATCCCCTCCAGCATGGTTTACAACTGCGTCACCAGTTAATGGTGTAGTGACACATCCAAGCTTGAGTTTGCCTGGATTTTATGTAGATGCTGCATCATTGACTGGTTATTATCCAGGCACTAATGCTTTTGCTAGTGCTAGGTATAGCGCCACACCGTTTGGGCTAAAATACCGTTATGCGGAACCACCGCAGTTTAATAGCGTCAAACCTGGCCGCATGTCGGTTACGGTAAAATTAGTTGGGGTGCTTGACTCATGACCTATTACAGCGGCAAAAACGGCACCCTGACCTATAACGGCAACAGCGTTGCCAAGGTCAGTAACTGGAGCTTCTCCAGCAGCGTTGACACACTAGAGACCACAGCAATCAGCGAGTCCGAGCGTTCTTACGTGCCAGGATTGCGGCAGGCCACTGGATCAGCCACCATTTTTTACTATGACGATGCCCCCAAACCGTTGCTGGAGCGGATCATCGGCACAAGCGCCATTAGTGAATCTGATATTTTATCACTCAAGCTTGGCTGGGGCAGCAAATACGTACAAGGCAATGTGATCATCACCAGCGGCGAGCTTAGCTGCGCAGTTGGTGAGGTAATGCAAGCCACAGTCCAGTTTCAGTTCACTGGGGCAGTTACTGGGGTGAGCTTGTAATGGCGGTTTACCTGGGCAATACCGGTCACGTTGAGCTGATCCGCAGCGGTGTTGCCAATGCCCTGCAAGGCAACGTGGTGAACGCTTACGTTAATACGTCCAAAGGCACTTTTAGCTTTGATTTTCAAGTTGGCACCTTGCTGACTGGGGACTTTGTTGAATTTCGTACTACCGACGGCACAGACCTTAGCTTTGTCGCCACCAGCGGCTGGGATGACGCCGCCCAGCACCCCTTTGGTAATTGGTACATCAATGTCGATCAGGTAGGCAGCATCAGGCTGTATCGCACCTTTACCGATGCGGTAGCCGGTGAATCCACAGGCCGCGTGTCGCTAGCCACGATTTCGCGCACCATCCCGATCAGTTGCTCAGTGGCCAATACGGTGCCCAGAACACTAGGGCAGGTGGTGAGCTATGAGCTAACAACTGACCGCGAAACCGTTGACACCTCTAGCCTTGGCGACGAATTTCGCAACCAGTACAGCACCATGATCACTGGCAGCGGCCAGTTTGATTGCCTGTTTGATTACCGCTATGCCAGCAGTTCACGGTATCCAGCATCAGCAGAACTGCCGATATACCTACATAATTTGCTGTTGCGGCAGCAGTTTGGCGCCGAATTTACGGCAAAGCTCTACATCATAGGCAGTGGCTATGGCCAAGGATCAGATGCCAGCAACGATTCGGTCTGGCATGAGATTACCGGTATCGTGACTCAAGCCGGGATCAGTTGCGATAGCAATGACGTAATGCGCTCCACCATTCGGTTTGTCACCACTGGCGAGATCAAGTTGAGAGTTGCCACGGTAACGCCCAGTTATCTACTGCAGGAGTCCGGCAGTAGAATCAAACTACAGGACAGCAGTGGATTCTTGATCCTGGAGGATAGCGACTGATGGCAGACCTCAAGATCACAGAACTCCCCGTATTAGCTGGGGCGGATCTAGCAGCGACCGACCCGCTGGCTGTAGCAAGCCTTGCTGCCAGCGAAACCAAAAAGATTACCGCCAAAGCGTTCACGCAAAAGGCCGTCGCGCTGATTGACGACGCCTCGATCCCTGTTGCCAAGGTAAATCTCAGCGGCATCAGCGGCACTAACCTTACGGATGGCACGGTAACAGCCACCAAATTAAATACCAGCAGCATTCCAGCCACCGGCGGCCTAGCCGTATCCAGCGGCAACCTAGGGCTCGTCGCCCCAACCAGCCCAATTGTTCGCAATGGCAGCACCGGCTCACTAGAGCACGCAACCAGCGGCGCAACCGCAGGCACCTACACCAAGGTAACAGTGGACGTTAGGGGCCACGTTACCGCTGGCACCACGCTTGCTGCTGCTGACATTCCACTGGCAACCACGGCGCTTGTTGGTGGTGTATCCGTTGGCACTGGCCTATCTGTTACCGGCGGCGGCGTACTCAACCACAGCAACTCAGTTGCTGCTGGTACCACCAGCGGCATCACCCGCGATGCACAGGGGCATATCACCGGAGTAGTGACGTTGGTATCGACTGATCTGCCGTTGGCATCTGCTGGAGTGCCAGGTGCTGTTAGCCCCGGCACGGGTACCTCGGTAAATGGCGCTGGTGCGTTGAGTGTTACTGCTGCCACCTCAAGTGCACTAGGTGGTGTGATCGTCGGCGGTGATTTTGACGTTAGCACCGGTACCATTTCGCTGGCAACACAGGCAGGCCTTACCGCTGGCGCCTATCCAAAAGTCACAGTTACAACGAAAGGCATTGTGACTGCAGGCGGCAGTTTGACTGCGGCAGATATTCCAAACTTAGATGTAAGCAAGTTGACCACTGGGACGTTAAGCGTCAGCCTGTTGGGTACTAATTCAATCACAGGCGCAAAATTAGCTAATTACGCAATCGGTAAAATTAGCGAAGCATTCCCAACTGCTGATTATATATCCCAGCTATTTTTCAACCCGCTGGATAGAACGTTGTACATGTGGGACGGCAACGTCTATCAACCAATTGGCGTTAGTTATGGGCAGGTAGTATTTGCTGGTACTTATGATGCAGGCACCAATTTAATTACTTCTGTTACCACTGAAGGTGCAGCTATTGGCCTAGCTGTT